GAGAAGTGCATGCGTGGCGATCCCACTGACCATATTATGACTGCATATCCTGGCGTCCGCACCAAAGGCAGCACCAAGAAGGTTGGTCTCACAGAGGCTTATGCGGATCGTGATAAACGTGGTTGGGCTTGGAACAATATGATGTTGCAGCGTTGGGTTGACCATAATGGCGTAGAGCATCGTGTGCTTGACCGTTATGAAGAAAACCGTGTTCTAGTTGATTTGACTGCTCAGCCCGAAGATATTCGCAATGCGATTGATGCAGCATTGCTTGCTGTTGAACCTAAATCCAAATCACAAATTGGTACACATATTATGAAATTTTGTGGCAAATATGAACTAGTTCGTCTTAGTGAAAATGTGCAACCACTTGCTGAAATACTCAGCAAACCACTTGTTAAGGAAACAGAAAATGCGTAATTTTTTTGTAAAATACTTTCCATGGGCAATTTTAATTGTTTTTGGCTTAGAGATTTATCAATATTGGAATATTGATAATGATCGTGTTTTGATGGGTATTGTTGCTGCTATCGGATGGGCATCATTCATTGAAGTTCGTGCTGAATATAATTCATTGTTTGACATGATTGAAGGAAAGAGCAAAGATGTCGCTTAAGGCTAAAAATATTGTAGAAAATCGTTTCTGGATTATTGAAAATGATCGTGGTGAGCGCATTGGAAACATTGCGCAAACCACAAGTGGTGTTCGTTGCACAATGGAAGATAGCGTAGAAGTATTTCCAGATATGCAACAAATGATTGCTGAAAAGGGCATTACCTTTGTTCGTCGCAGTCGTGAGTCAAAACCCACCGTTGAAAATATGGTTTATGACTTTCCTACAAATCATACACCACATAATATCTTGTGGAATGTTAAATTAAAACTGCCAATTTATACTAAAAATGATAAAAGCAGTTCCTATTATTGCGCTGGCTATTACATTGTAAAATATAATAAAACTTATGTTCCAGAGTTTACACCAAAACTTATCACGCTACAGCGTTATGAATATGAAGGTCCGTTCAAAACTAAAATTGAGCAATCTGAGCGTTTAAGGATTATGAATAATGAGACCGCCTAATACGCATGCTATAAGAGAGTTCATTAGTCGCGGTCAAAATGTGGTTGGCAATGGATTAATGTTTGATAAAGAAACCATTGGCAATGTGACCAGAGAACTTACAGATGTGTTGGCATATGTGCTACAACTTGAAAATAAACTTGGAGAAGTAGAGGAACAACTTAAAAATGCCAATGTTGTTCAAGTGGAAATGGTAGGGAAAGATTTTTAGGATCGATTCGAACCGATAAATATATTGTAAGATTATCAATTATGAGTAGACCGAAGCCTCAAGTATTATTAGAAATTACTAATAAGCAAACTTATAAGTCAGAACAAGTTTTGGCGAGCGAAGGCATTTGGGCAATTTTCTTGGATAATAAACCAGTAAATCTTAAAACTACCAGTATGTTAGCACAATATAGCGGACCTAAGTATAAAAAATCAAGTTTTTCAAATCCTGGTCACGCAATAAATTTATGTAAAAAGTTAAATGCACAATTCAAAACAAATCGCTTTAGTGTTGTGTTATTAAACAGTGGTGCTGCTGTTTATCCCACAAAATGACTGAAAAATCCAAAACAGAATGGACACATGAATTATACCGTTTAGCGCACGGTGAAAATTCACCTATTCCAAATCCAAATAAAAAGAACATCTATGTGCTATATTGGTATCATAATAACAAGAACTTTGGTTTTAGACTAAACAATACAGCATACGATTTGCTTACAAATGCTGGTTATGAATTTTATAAACATAATATTGATAGAAAAAAATATCAAATAAATGGTAAAGAATTGGTTTTAATGGACCGATACCATAAATTTCCTTGGTTTTTGAAAATGAGCAGTGGGGAATTATTCCTTATGGATACAGAATTATCCTCAATTCTTGCTATGTGCGATGGAAATTTGCGCCAAGCGATAGAAATTTTAGCTTGACAAATCCTTAAATTATGCTAAATTAGCATTATAGATGGAGAACTAGCGATGCGTAGCCTTATTGCAAAGTCCCTTGCGGACCCCAAATACCGTCAAAAAATTGTCACCCCCCGTAAGGGCAAGGGTAGCTATAGCCGTAAACCTAAGCATAAAGGTGCAAAATGACCACTATTACCTTAAAAGAGGCTATTTCTGCTGCTTGTGCGGCACAACGGATTAATGGTCGTTATATCAAACGCTATGAAGCTGATAAAGAAAAGGGCGAGGAAAGCAATGGCGCGCTGATGCGTGATCTTTTAAATCCTGAGATTGAGCACGTTAAGATTTTGCCGCAAGATATTGAAAGTGCTGAACAAATTCTTGAATATCTTGACAGCAAAATGTTTGAACTTATTGGCGGAACACTGCACGATTACTGGAAAAATCTTGTTCTGTTGACCGAACAAAAAGAGTTTTTGTCCAGTGATTACAAGGCGTTAGCACTCATTGCCAGTGTGCCAAGTTCCTATAAAAACGCTGTTGATCGTGAAAATGCACGGGATGAAATTAAGGATTTGCACGACAAAAGTCGTCATTTTGGCAAAGTAGGTGATAATTTTGAGGGTAAAGTCACCATTATTTCGGCAGTTTTTAGCTATAATTATAACAAGTGGTATCATACTGCACTGACAGAAGATAACTGCCTTGTGCTATTTCCGTTTGCAGACAAATGCGAGCGTGGAACTGTCATTATTTTGACAGCCCGCATCCATAAACATGACGAAGATAACAAAACCCGTTTGCATTATGTGCGGATTAAAATGAAGGTTCCGCCACTTTTAGAGACAAAAAAAATGCTTGACAGCATAAAATAATGTGTTATATTAAGTTATAGTCAACTGATGGAGAAAACAAATGGCTAAAGTCAATGATGCAGTGTCCGAAGTTCGGACAGTTACGCTTGCATCCGCAAAGCGTGAAATTATGGTATGTATGAAGCGTAAACGCCCAATCTTCTTGTGGGGTGCGCCTGGTATTGGCAAATCTGAATTGGTTGCTGATATTTGCGAAAGCATGGGCGGTAAGTTGTATGACTTGCGTCTTGCACTCATGGACCCTTCTGACTTGAAGGGTGTTCTTTACTACAATCCTACCGTTGGTAATGCGATGTGGAATGCACCGCCTGATTTGCCTACTGCCGAGGAAGCCGCAAAGTATCCTGTTGTGGTGCTTTTCCTTGATGAAATGAACAGTGCCGCACCTGCAACGCAAGCTGCCGCATATCAATTGGTTCTTAATCGTCGTGTCGGTACTTATGAACTTCCTGACAATGTTGTTATCGTTGCCGCTGGTAATCGCGATACTGACCGTGGTGTAGTATATCGTATGCCATCGCCTCTTGCCAACCGTTTTGTTCACTTGAATTTGCGTGTTGACTTCGAGTCGTGGAATGAATGGGCATTGAACCATGGTATCAACCCCGATGTCGTTGCCTATGTGACTTGTAACAAAGGTGACTTGTTCAACTTTGACCCACGCTCAAGTGGTGCATCTTTTGCTACTCCTCGTTCTTGGTCATTCGTGAGCGATCTTCTGCAAGAAGACATCAACGAAACTGAACTTAATGACCTTGTTGCGGGCACTGTTGGTGAAGGTGTTGCATTGAAGTTCTCTGCACACCGTAAGGTTGCAAGCCAAATGCCAAACCCAAGCGATATTCTTGCTGGCAAGATCAAAGAACTCAAAGCCAAAGATATTGGTGCAAAGTATTCGCTTACAGTTTCAACATGTTATGAGTTGAAGGATAGCTATATTCGTCGTGGTGGTGAACGCATCAAGGATGCAGACTACACTGCTTGGCATGAAGAAATCAACAATGTAATTCGTTTTTTCCTTGATCACATGGATACAGAATTGCAAGTTATGATGATTTCTACCCTTGTGCGTATTCACAAGCTGCCAATGAAGACAAGCAAGCTGACGAACTACAAAGAGTTCCATGCTAAAAACGGTGACTATATTCTGTCAGCGTTGAAGGACTAATCTCGCCCCATCGTTCTCCATCAGTGAGGGCGAGACCGTAGGGGGGTGTAACACCCCCCTACTTTTTCTCTTGACATTATACAAATCCGTGTTATTATATAATATAGATAGGAGAACAAACATGGCTAAAATGAAACAAGGTGGCGGCAAATTGTCCGATACGGTTGACCCAAAGGTTGACCATGATGCTCGTCAAGCAATCCTCAAGGCGCGTATTGCGCTTGTTATTAAACAACCGTTTTTTGGTAATCTTGCCATGCGGCTCAAACTGGTCAATGCCGATAGTTGGCTGACCACTGCCGCAACCGATGGTCGCCATTTCTATTACAACAGCGATTTCATCCTCAAGCTTCCTACTAACCAGATGATGTTCTTGTTTTGCCATGAGTTGCTTCATTGCGCTTATGACCATATCAATCGTGGTGCTGGCAAACAAAAAGACCTTGCAAACATTGCAATGGATTATGTTGTCAATGCTGACTGTATCAAATATAGCCTTGGTCAAAAAATTACAGTTGTGCCTGTTCTCTATGATCGCAAGTATGATGACTGGAACTTTGAACAAGTGTATGATGACTTGATCAAGAACGCACAAAAAATCAATATCGAAGATTTGCTTGACCAGTTGCTTGATGACCATCTTGACGCTGATAAAGACGGTGATGGCAATGGTAATGGCAGTGGCGACAAGGAAAGCAATGGTCGTCCTGTTCTTTCACAAGAAGAACGCCAAAAGATCAAAGACG